GGGTACTTGGGTGGCGAGACGACAGTTATCCGGGGCCCGATCTACCAACAGATTCCGCGCTCGGACTCGACGGGTACCAAGAACGAGAAGGAATTCATAGGCAACGAAATACAACTCCGCGGATTCCGCTGGGAGTTTATGGGCTTTCCCAACACCGCTGGAAATACACCGGATTTGAAGTTCAGATTTACGGTGTACGAAGAATCGCTAGAGGTGACCAACTTCCCTGAAGTTCCGAATTGGTCCCTCTACGCGGACCCGGACTTCAACACTATACCCACATGGTCCCGATGGAACATGCAAAAGTTCAAGATACGATATCAACGGTCGTTCACTCTTGGACAATCCTCAACCGGTCCCGGGAACATAAAACGCAAGTATTATGTTCCCATTGCCCGGAAGATGACTTCTCAAAGTGAGGAGTCTCTTGTGGCCAATACCAGATTTGGGGCCGCCAAAGAGGTGAACATATACTGGATATTGGAAGTGTTAGCGCCGACATATACGGCGCTCAATACACAAATAACTGGGTTCGTGGAAACAAGCTGTTATTTTAAAGACGCTTAGATATTAGCGTTAGAAGTAGCGTAGCGCCCCAAATAGGAATTAGCGTTAGGGCCTAACTTGTAGAGTGATTAGGCACAAACAAATTCGGAAAAGGGTTAGGTGCCAGGTTGCGAATTAATAAATCAGTTTTAACTTGAAGAAATTATATTTGGAAAAGAAAGTCATTATATAGAAAAATAATGTACTTTATTCCTCATCACTCTCTTCTATCAACCGCCTTCTGCGCTTCACCGACTGCGCGCTAGGTTGACTAACTAACTCCTCCTCTGGCTCTAACCTATATAAGGGTTCAGAAACCCTAACTTGTACGCAGTTCGCTTCGTACCAAGCAACCTCGTCCCGTGGCATAACCCAATCCCCTTTACTATCTACAGCCGTAAAGGGATTATGCTCATCGTTGCATATCCAAATCATCGGTTTACCCCACCGAAAAACACCCTTCCTCCACTTATCCGTATGCGTGAAAACCTCTTGAGCTCCCCACAGAGGTTTACGCATCCCATGAAAAAACTCGAACCGGAAGTCGTCGATTATGCAGTAGTCGGCGTGTTCGTTAAAGTCATCGGAACACCACAAGTTGCACAAATAAGTGTAATTGCCGAGTGACTTTGCCCACACCGATTTACCAAGTCGGCTTGGGCCACTGAGGAGTAGGGTTTTCGGGCGGCTCGGTTTCGGCTAAACAATAATCAAACTATCAGAACAATGACTATATTAAACATGGTTGTCCGCGTAAGCGGGCAATGCCAAATAGAATCACAGTACTGACCTGGGCAAAGACTTCCCTACACCACGCATCCAACTCAGCGGGGACCACGAAGCTCTCTGGGGCGTAGACCTTTTCGGGTTCCCTTTGCGGCGCGAAGTACTTGGCGGCGTACTTGCAGCACTGGTCGTTCTGGAGGACCCACTGCTTGGGCTGATGCTTCTTGCAGAGGGCGAGGAATTCGGCCTCAGTCGTGGCCTCTTGGATGATGCCCCCCCAATCGAGGCGTCCTGCCGATACAGTGTACTCGGGGACTGCGCCTCGCTGCTCTGGCTCTGCGCAGTAGTCGCAGTCCGACTTCTTGTGGGACGCGATAGTGTGCTCGTCCTCTTTAGACCGGTTGCCCTTCCGTAGGTAGTGGCGGCGGTTGTCGAGGTCGACGGTGGCGTTGCGAATTGCACGTATGTTGGGGTGGAGTCCTCCGAAGTCGAAGGCGCGCATGGAGCCTCGGAACCTTCGGGCAAAGACGATAACGGCGTGGTAGTGGACCCCATCTTGTTGGTGGGCTTCTTGGATGATCTCCAACCAGAGAAAGTCGGGAAGAGACGAGATGAAGTCAGCGAGTTCGTCGATGGAGACCTCAGCAGCTTGAGACCACGTGACAAAGAAGCGCTGTCCGTCGAGGGATGGTTCAGAACGCGGCATTTTTATTACCGCGGATCGAGGGGGTGGGATTGGCTAGTTTAAGATTCTACTAGCCAATGCTCCCCTCCCTCCCCCCCTCTATTTATATAAAAGGCGACCGGAGTTCGGTTAAATCAAATTTTCACCTCCGCCGGCTAAAACGCCTTGTATCACTGCACTCGTGAGCTAAGCCACACCTCCGCATCACCCACCCCGAAAACTCTTTATGCCATGGCGTTCCGCAGCAGGCGCAGGCGGCGGCGCCCGACGTTCAGCAAGCGGCAGCGTGCGGCGATCATTCGCATCGCGCAGGCCCCAGTGGAGACCAAGCGCTATGACGAGAACTGGGACTGGGGGTCGCTCCTTGTCACAGCCGGGTACTTGGGTGGCGAGACGACAGTTATCCGGGGCCCGATCTACCAACAGATTCCGCGCTCGGACTCGACGGGTACCAAGAACGAGAAGGAATTCATAGGCAACGAAATACAACTCCGCG